TTCGCATACCGCAATCACTTGGCCGATGAACGTCTTTTCCGTGGCCGCCGAATCGTCGAGTGCGTAATAGCCTCGAATACGATAGCGATAATCGCGCCGCGCCGTGGGAATCGGCCCGAACTCGTTAGCCGTCGAGGGCATTCCCTCGCACGTTATCATCCAGCCGCGCAGTTTAGACGCGCCGCTGACCGTGGTTTTCAACAGGGCGACCAATGACGGCCATTCGTTCGTCCAGCGCATGTAATCGTGCACCACGCCCACGTTGGATACTGTCTCGATTACCGTCTTGATGCGCGCCCGCGCGACCGACTCACTCACCCAACACCACCTTTGCCACGTCAGGCATAATCGCGCTCTGCCAGTAGGCTTCGATGCGCGGCTGCGCGGCGGCGATGCCCTTTTCCATCATGTGCGCGCCCTTCGTGCCGCGCTTGCCAATCGCGCGCGCAATGGCCAGCGCCACCTGGCGCGTATCGCCTTGCGCGATTCCCTTGCGAATCACCCACATCTCAATCGCATCCACCGGCGGCATACGCCCAGGCGGGCGGCCCATCTCGACGGGCAAGGCATAGGCCAAT